CTTGAAGGACAAGTGATTTGCGATCTTCAAGAAACACTCACCAATATAGCGTGGAATTGGTGGTTTTGTATCCCATCTTGAAGCTCTATCATCTTTTGTAGGTTCTCTACCATATTTTTTAATAAACGCAATCTCAACTTCTTCGCGATACTTAGTTATAGCCGCAAGGAATTCTTTATTGTTGACATAATGCTCGGACCTTTTTCTTTTGGCCATAACTGCTGTTGAAATCATAAGTTATTATCATAATTATGTATAGATTATACCATTTAAATCTATACTTGACAAGTACTCAACTTCTTAGTAGAATGACTCTGTTAGGGTTGAAGAGAAAGTTTAGCTACTCTTAAATATCTTCTCTAAGATTTCTTTAGCATCATTGACATTAGAAATATATCCCATTTTTCTATCTAATTTAGACTGATTGTTTTTTTCTTTATCAGTTTGTCTAGTAAAATTTTGATGTAACATAATCATTTCAAGATCTGATGACTCATTCATAATTAATATGTCATTGATGTTAACTACGAACATATCATCAGTTGTTGTTTTTAACCAAGGTTCTATAGAGTAACCAACAACACCTGCTCTATTTTTAATTTGAGAAACAACAATGGGATTTGACACTATAATCATAGTATCATGTTCTTCTTCAGAAGCAGCTATTTTTGCAAATATCTCTTCACCATTTTTTAGTTTTATTGTTGCATAAAAATCATCTTCTATCATTTGATTTTAACTGTATAGTGACTATTTCATAATTAAACTTTTCTTCATTGTAGATTTTAATACGTTCTATAAAATGATTTAAAGTATAATTTCGTCTTGATTTAGTTGAACAATCGTCAGAAATGTCATAGAGGACTGCTTTAGTTTTATCTTTTCCTTTTCTAAGTACTCTTCCAATTGATTGTAAATTTCTAACTCTTGACTTACTGGGTGAAGCAAAGATAACGTTATGGAGCTTCTTAATATTAATACCTGTAGAAAAAGTTCCATAAGAGGCAACAATGATTGCGTTGTTTTCTCTTTCTGTAATTTCTCTAACTAATTCTCTTTCTTCAGCATCTACTCCGCCATGTACAAAAAATACTTTATGGTCATCTCGCTTGTTATTATTTATCTTTTCATAGAGTATTGCTCCATGTGCTTCGACACGACTAAAAAGAACAAGTGTGTTACCTTTAAGATCTAATGTAAGATTTGTAATAAATTTGTTTCTTTGTTCGTGTGAAATAAGATATTCAATCTCATCATTATATGTTTCAAATGTTTGTGGTGCATGTTTGAGAACAAGACACTGAATATCAAGTTGTGACAAGTGTCCCTGCCTCATCAACTCATCAGTTCTTGTCACTTTATATGATGGTCCAAAGAGGCCCTCAAGTACCCACTTATGAGTTTGTGTCCCATCTAATGTTCCAGTAAAACCAAATCTGTACTTAGCATGATGAAGTTTAGTCATAATCTGAATTAATGATTTAGACTTGAATAAATGTGCTTCATCACCTATAATTACACCATAGTCTTCAAAAAAAGAACGTTCTAGTTTATATACAGACTGCCAAGTAGTGATAGTCACTGGAGCATTATTACTTTTTTCACGACCAGAATATATACGATGACAATATGACTCAGCGTCCCAACCATAATCAAGAAAATCTTTATACATCTGTTCTACAAGAGATGTCGTCGGAACAACTAAGAGAATTTTTTGTCCTTTGTCAACGTAGTATCTTACGAGAGAATAGATCATCAACGATTTGCCAGAAGCAGTGGGAGATATCAATAGTTTTCTATTATGCTTTAGGGCACCATATACTCCCTCAATTTGATACTTCCTGGGAGTATGGGCACAAATGGAATGCATATAATCCTTGACACCCTCCATAGAGATTAAATCATTCTCTTCATAAGGAGTGCCATAAAACTTATTATCTTCAAACTTATAAGTATATCCGTATTGCTTACAGAAATTGACAATCTTATCTAACAAGCCAACATAAATTTGCTTGGAACGCATATCGTAGAGATGAATCTCTCCGTTCCAGTTTCTACCACGGTACTGTGGCATAAATTTTGCATTAGGAACCTCAAACTTAAAGTGGTCTCTAAGTTCATATTCAATATGAGGTTCAGTATTAATCTTTAAAAATACTTCGTTGGATTTTGATATAACAAGATTTGCACTAGTGTCAATCACATAGATCCATTCATCTACGAATATTTATTACATATTAGTAAACCTATGTTCAAGAACAATTCTATAGAAATGATCTCGCATAGCAAGTAAATCTTCCTGCTCTACAGGATCTCCACCAGACCATTTTTCACATGCCTGAGTAAGTCCCGTATGAATAACACGGACTGCTTCTATTGGTAGTTCTAAATGATAATAATCTTGTTCTTCCATAGATTAATTTACCTCTATGTATTTACTGTGTGGAGTCAAATTTGTGTTCTAATATTAATCGGTACAACCAATTTTTTAAGTAAGCCAAATGTTCTTGCTCCATTGGATGTCTTGCTGGGTATCCCTCCCAGGTTTCTATTCTTTTACACACACATTGATACAAAAGATGAATGTCTTCTATATCTAAATCTAAATTATATGATGGTGTGTTTTCGTCCATTACCCTAAACCTGAATTGAACCTCATAAATTCAATTGCATTTTTAATTTGATATGTTCGATTTGAAATTTGTTTCAAAATGCTTTCGATATAAACTAACATTGTATCATAATAATCAATTTTTAAACATACACTAGAAAGTTTTTCGTCAGCATCAAGATACTTTTGCATTGTATCCTTGTCTCTAATTTTCTTAGGAAAGGGGTTATCTATGTAAACATCTGGATCAGCCTTTCCACTAAAATACTCATAACGTTCGTGGCGAATATTTTTTCTTTGCTGCTCTGCTTTTTTTCTTAAAAGAAATATGGTATTATAAGTTTCAAAATACTTTGCATGGAGACCGGGAATATTTGTAGATTCTGTATGGAGATTATCCATGTCAATTTTTGAATCTTTTTCCCACATCTCTTGAAGTTTATCAAGATCGATCATAAATCTTTTCCACTCATATCTTGTATATTGTAGATAGTATACTTGAAACTTACATCTGCTGTAAAGTACTGAATATCCGTATCAGTAGCATCAAAATTTACTGTAGACAGCGAATATGGAAATACCTCTTTAAAATTTACTTGAAATTTTGAAATCAAGTTGCTATTTAATATCTGTAATGTAGCATCAGAGTATATGTTTTGTCTATCCTTTACATATCGACCTTTTATTGTTGATTGTGCTTCTAGGTCTCTAAATTGTTTAACATCTTCTGGATATCCAAGACCTCTTATCCAGTTTTGAATTTCCATATAATTTCCAAGATCCTCATCAACAAGGAATCTTAAGTTCAAATCTCCAAATTGAATTTTATCACCAGGAACGTCTATATCTTTAAAATAAGTGGGTTGAATTGCAATCCCCAAAGTAATATCTGGAATGTTAGCTTGATTGCAAAAAAATGCAACCTTTGGACTTCTGTCCAAAACAAACTTAAATCCTGTTGGAGATAAAAAATTTCTATTGCTTATAGCAGATGATCTTGCCATCGTTTTTTAAGTATTTAGTCAAAACTAGTTGATTTTAATGAATCCATAAAAGATTCTCTCATTTTTTTAAATCTTGCCATGTCATCAAGTCTCTCAAGTGGATGACATCTATAACAATCTCTATATATTTCTTCTCCACGTAACCATCCAATGGGTGGAAGTGGATGTGGTACTTTTCTTATTACTGGGTTTACTTGAGAAGTTGTTGTTCTGAAGTTCATTGCTCCATTCTCTGACCACCAGTCATGCTTTACCCAAGGAACCCATACTCTATATTCAACATATTCTAATTGAGATGGAGGAATTACCGGAAGAGGTAATGCGAATTCCATTGGTGGACTGTGTGTATAAACGGGTGGGATATATTCCATGTTTATTCAATCCAAAGGAAAAAAAAGGGAGACCCGAAGGTCTCCCGTAGAAGTATGTGAACCAAATAGATCACATGAGGTTCTTAACTTGAACTCTTCTGTAGTAACGGTTTGCGTTGAGTTTGAGATCTCCGCTAACAGCGTCTGAACCACCAGTCGCAGCGAATGGGTTGGCAACAAGACCGTAGCGGGTCTTAAAGCCGATCTTAGGCTGGAAGGTGTTCTCGCCAACGGCACGAACCATCTGGAGAGGTACGTATGGGCAATAGAACAGACCTGCGTCATAAGGTGAAGAACCCTTATAACCAACAACGTAGTACTGTTGAGCACCAGAGTTTGCAGAATAAGGATCGATGTATACACGATACTTACCTTGGAGAACACCAGCGAAGGTGTTACCAGTGTCATCAACGTTAAGGTTAGCGTTGAGTGCTGGGGTGTAATCGAGAACACCAGCCATGGTCAGTGCAGAAGCAACGTCTGCAGAGCACATGATGATGTTGCCCTTTCCTCTACGAGTGCGCTGTGCAATTGCGTTAGCGTCACGCTCGATTTGGAATAGAAGACCCTTGAACTTCTCAACAGACCAGCGACCGTTGGAGTCAACGTCGAGGTCGAAGACGCCAGCGTTAGCAACGTTAGTTGCAGCACCTTGCTCAGCAGTCTTATAGATGGTTCTGATGACTTCGCGGTTGATTTCAGCAAGAATTTCGCTAGAAAGAATGTTAGCGAGTTCTGCTTCAGCATTCAGACCGTGAATTGCCTTCAGATCCTGTGCAAGCTCAAGGCTGTATTCTGCCTTCAGTGCTCTGGACTTAGCAGTTACGGTGACCTTCTCGATCGAGAATGCCATCTGGTTGAAGTTACCATTGCCATCACCCAGATCTTCTGCCAGGTTGGTGGCCATGCCTTGACCAACACTGTATTTCTCAGAACTAATTCCAGTACCACCAGGAATTGGGTTGAGAAGACCAGGGTTGGATCCTTGCTGGGTGCCAGTGCTACCCATACCAACACCGAACTCAGTACCAGTACCGTTACCGGCGGTAGAGGTGCCAGAGAATGCGGTATCTGCTTCGTCGAATAGTGCTTCCGTACCACCCTGTGAGGTGTAACGGGAGCGCATTGCGAAGATGAGTCCAGTAGGACCAGACATTGGTTGGACGCCTGCGAGGTCATATGCGACCAGGTTAGGCATTGAACGACGGATCAGGGAGATCAATACTGGGTCGAAACCTGCAGTATTAGCACCACCTGAACCAGAGAATCCACCTGCACCAGATGAGTTAGCAGGTGCTTCGGTCAGGAATGAACCTGACTCGGAGAAAGCAGTTTGCTCTCTTTGAAATTTTTCTTGGTTTTCTAGCAGGACAGCGGTTACAGCTCTACGATGCGAATCTTTGATTGCGTCACCGTGGTCAAGAAGAGGTGCCCACTTTTCCTGCAATTGCTCTGATTGGAACATTTGCGGTTACCTTTAAAGTGTATGTTTTTGTGTTTGAATTATATTAAATTCAATTATTTGCTAAATTTTGAAAGCGTATTCAGATAGTGTGCCATTGATCCAGAAATATCTGCACCAGTGTCTACACCCTCGGAAAGAGTTTCGGACTTAGCAGATGAAGCTGCTGATTTGGTAGAGAAATACGATTCTCTCAGCATCTCCAGTTTTTCACGATATTTTTCTTCACTTTCAAACTCAACACTTTCAGCAAGTGAAGCAAGCTTATCTTTCTGGGTGGACGCAAGTCCTTCAGAAACTTGATCAAAGATTCCTTCCGCAACCGACTCTGCGAGTCTGGAGTTTAGGGAAACGTTTTTCTCGATCTGCTCGTTGAGTTTTGTCTCCATTTCATCAAGTTTTTCTACCATGCTCTCAAGCACATCATATTTGTCTTCAGGGATTGTTACATAATGTTCTTCAAAAAGACCCTTCATTCCAGAAAGGAATGATTCGGTCATTTCAGTTTTAAGACCTGCTTCAACAGCAAGTTGGTTTTCAGTAAACCACTCTTCAGAAACGTATTCGAGATATGCATCAACACGCTCACCTAGAGCAGTCTTGATTTCTTCTACCTCTTCTACGAGTTTCTCTTCGTAGTTTGCTTTGATTTCTTCCTTGATAGCAGAAACCTTAGAAGCAATTGCTGCTTCGAAGATAGTTTTTGCTTTTTCTTGGAATTCTTCGGAGAGTTCCTCTCCTTGAAGAAGTGCATTTACATCTTCTTCAAGATCTAGTTCGGTGTATTCGGGAGCTTCTGCTACTACTTCTTCTTCAGCAGTTTCTTCTTCAGAAACCACTTCTTCTTCGGTAGTTTCTGCTTCAGCAACTACTTCCTCTTCGGTAGCTTCGTCTTCTGCAATTACTTCTTCGTCAGAAAGATCTTCTTCTTCCTTTACGCCTTTCATTGCATCAGCTTTACCTGCACCCTTATTAACTACATCACTTACTTGCTTAAGTGAACCGCCTGGAGTGCTCAGCTTTGCTGAATCATCATCGGGCTTGTAGTTGTCTGGAGTAGGACCACCAAGATCCTCAACGCTTGCTAACTGGGTGCCAGGATCTGCCAGTTTTGGCATAGGATCACCAGCTTTTGCTCCAGCATTAACAGCGGTGCGGGATTGCTTTGTGCCTGCTTCCATTTCGTGTAAATCGTTACCACTAGACATTGGACTCTCCGGATTAATCTCTATTTTAATCTATATTTATTTATAAATTTATAAATTTGCTAGAAAATCATTAAATAGGTTAAGTTTATGTTCTTCTAGCACTTTTTGATCAACTAAAGTGTTAATTGTTTGTTTTGTTTTCTCTGCGTATCTTTCGCGAAGGATGCTACCTTCCCAAACCCACTCTTTTCCTTCCATGATACCTTCAACAAATGCATCGGGTGCGGAAGGATCAGCGACGATATCAGCAGCAGTTGCTAACATAAAATCATCACCAACCACATTGAAACCTTCACGGGTTGGTTTTAATGAACCAATACCACGAGAAGAAACGCCAAGTTTTACACCTTCACTAATAAGAGATTCTGCAATCTTACCCATTGGGGTGTTTAGAATCTTTGCCTTACCAATAAAGTTAGAACCACTCTCTTTTAAAGAGACAATTTTGTGCGAAACTCGATCTAAATTGACAGTAGGACCATCTGGATGACCAAGTTCTCCAAGTGCTCTTCCAGTAACAACGTTGGATTCATTGTATCTTCCAACTTCACGACGAAGAGTTTCCATAGGATACATGCGACCATTGCGGTTCTTAATGTTTCCTTGGAGAAATACCCCTTCAATATAAAGTGATTTTTTTCCGTTTTTTTCTTCAGTAATAAAACTTACTGATTCGATTTCTTCTCTAATAAGTTTCATGATTGAATTACGTTATGGGGTTGTTGTTTACATCATGACGTTGATAAGTTCCAATCCCTACTGGGCTATTACTTTCATCATACCTTTGATAAGAAGCAGGAGTTCTTGTTCCTATCCCAGCAGGACTATTGTAAGTGTAGGCAATATAGTCAACATTAAAATCTTTACAAGTTACCGTTGACCAACCAGTTGTTCCACCAAGATATGAAGTTGATGCAGATCCTGGTTGAGGACTAACTTGGTTATTATTCTCATCGTGACGAATATAAGTCATTATTGGTATAATGAATAATAGTTATTTATTAAATCACTCTTCTTCTTGAGATTCATTATCAGAGAACATAGTAGATGCTACATTTGGTCTAGCAGCATCGACTTTTTCTGCAGATTTAGCAAAAAGAACGTCTTTAATTTTATCGCTGATATTTGACGGAGATTCATCCGCAATAATCATATCCAGTAGATCATCCATTCTTTAGATTCAATAAAGATACGCTAATATTTATATCTCTCCACCGGAAGGAATTTCCGGTGCTTCTGTTGCAGATGCATCAATTTCGGGTTCCATAACTGGAGCACCCAAATCTTCACCTCCACCAGAAATTGGTTGGCCAGTTGCAGGATCAACTTCCATTTGAGATGGGTCTGGAATTATTCCATTCTCAATTTCTTTTTTAATAAGCGCATCTTGCTCAATAATTTCAACATCAGTTTGACGGAGGATTTTTCTTCTTACATAATCTTGAGAATAATACTTACCAATATATGGTTCTGCTGTTTGAAGCATTGCCAATCTTTCGTTCAACAACTCTGATTCTTTGAGTTCTGAGAAATGATTATCATAAAGGAAGTCATATTGAATGTGCTCACTCATGACCTCCCAATCTTCTGGAGTAATAATATTTTTGAGAATGAGTTGAGTTTTAAGCATGTCATTAAACATGTTAGAAAATCTCTTTCTCAATCTAGAAACAAACTTAGTGAACTTAAGTTCGTCTCTCAGGATCTCAGAAGATCTCCCCAAGTTAAACCCACCTTCTCCATCCATTCTCGATGGTGGGACGTTAAGTGAACGATAGAGTTTCTTTTTAAAATACTCAATATCAGTGATTTCGCCCAAGTTTTGTCCGCCAGGCAGAGTGGAGATTTCGGTTCCTCTTCCGCCCTCACGCCTGGGAAGCCAGAAATCCTCAAGCATTGACATGTGTTTTTTGTCATCACGAATTTCTCCTGTATTTGCATCATAAACAAGTTTGTTACGATAACGCATCATAACGTCACGTAGATATTGTTCTGCTTTTACTTTTGGTAAATTGCCAACATCAATATAGAAAATTCTACGTTCTGGTGCTCTACTTAAACGATAGATGACCAGAGAGTCCTCAATCATACGAAGTTGATTAAGAGACTTAATTGCTTTGTGTAGATATGAAAGGGTATTTCCTTTATTTCTATCTACAAGACCAGATGTGCAATAGGTAATTGCATCCTTTGCAATTTTAATTCCTTGACTAGGCCCAGTTGAATTTAAACTTCCAGTTGGATACTGCGACTTTGGATTATAGAGATAATACTCTTCAAGTTCTGGAAAGTCATAATCCATAGGATTATCACTAGAAAATCTTCTACTCAGATTAATTCTATTATTATCCTCTTGACCTTTTTTCTTTTGGCGAACAAGACGCATTTTCATTGCGTCAATGTAGCGAAGATCTTGAATGCCTTCTTGTGGATTTTTTAAATCAATGACTTTATGATAATAAAGTCTCCCATCAATATACCAATTTCTATAGATTTCGTGAGCTTTTTTATCAAAATCTAATAAACTAAGAATATGCTTGAATTCTTGTCTGATTTTTTTCTTAATACCATCACTGGCATTAAGATTTGATAGTTCAATTTCTACTGGACTATCATTAGAATCCGAAACAATTGCTTCATTTACAATATCCTCGATGGCACTATCAACTTCTGGATGAAGTGCCATCTCACGATATCTTTTAATAAGTTCAAACTCAGTTCTATATACTCCCTCAATATCAACATAAGAGCCAAAAAAACCACTACTCATATAGTGGTCAACCCCGTCCTCATTATTAGGAGCGACGGGGGAAACAGCACTTGGAGATAGTGGTTCGGTGTCCTCTATTGAGAACCCAAATAACTTTGCCATGATTTATATTAGTTGATCTTTATCTTATTTATCACCCGTTAGGAGTTCCAGCTGAGACGATGTTAAACGACTGTACTTGGAATTCTACGGTAAATTCTTCAATGGCATCTGAAGAATCATATGAAAGATCAATTGCAGAAACGCTAGTTGGGAAAATATCAACAAACTCATATTCTGCAAGAACAGAATTTGCATTGCCATCATTACTAGTGCTTGAAGGTGTAGCACCTCTTCCCAATTGGAATACCTTAGCATTAACCATGTATGCATCAGGACTAGTTGCGCCAATGTTACTATCTAACTTAGCGATCAATTCGGACCATTGTTCAAAGGCCTTTCTTAATGCAAATCCTTCATCATTGATAACTGTTACTGTCCAGGTATCAATTGTTCTGTCTCCAGCAACTTTAAATGTTCTTCCTCTAAAAGGAACATCAATTGAGCCTATATTTTGTGCTGGTAAATTAGCCGCCTTACACATATATCTAAAGTTGTCAGCATCCCACCCAGTGACTCCAGCAGGTAGAGTTGCCATCTCTACCTCAAACAAATTGGGGCGTGCGCCGCCCCCAGCAAGTGCTGATTTAAATTGAGAAATAGTTTTGTTTTCTCTTGAAGTTGCCATTGTTAAATCCTCCTTTTGTTATTTAGATATTATTATCAAACTCTACCTGCTACTTCTTCAAAACTAATACCTGTGCGCGTTGCAACAAAGGTAAGAGTTACATAGTTGATAGACTTGGCAGGTTTCAGGAAGATATCAGCCCTGAATTCATTGTTATCAATAACATCTGGGGTATTGTTTGTGGTATCGCAAACAACCAAGAATCCAAAGAGACCTCTCTTCGATTGAACATCGCGAAGATATGGTTCGACGATGTTTCTGAAGTTTGCTCTTGTCAACTCATCATTAAGCTCAAAGAGTTGTGCTTCTGCTGCTTTTTGAAGTGCCTGTTCAATTGTAAGGAACAGACGGCGAACATTAATTCTATCGAATGCAGAAGCATAACCCAATGCAGTTTTGTCACCAAAGAGAAGTGTTCCAATTCCAGGTTGAGTAACAATAGAGTTAATTCTCTTTGGATATAGTTGGTCTCTTTGAGCCTTATTTGGATTATATGCAAGTTTGATTGCATTGTTAATAATGCCGCGCTGCTGACCTGCTGGCGAGAACCAAGGATAAGCAACAAGGTTTGTTCTACACATCAATCCAGCAACATCAGCATTTGTTGGAATATAGACAAACTTGTTATTAAATCTGTCATAGGTATATTTGTATCCACTATCAAATACGGCATAAGACGAAGAGGACAGTGAACTAAAGTACTTAATTAGATTTGTAGTTTGTGTAGTTGTATTTGTAACTCCTACTAGATCTGCTTTGTGTGGTCCAATTGTTGCAACACAATCTTTTCTCAATTCTGCAATAGAAATAAGATAATTTGCTTTTGCTTGAGAATCAAATGAATCGCTACAAGCAGGACCCATGATTAGGTAATCTACCTGAATCTCATCTTTATTGTCAAATAATCCATAGGATGTTATCAGATCACCCAATTCTGCCTTCATTCCACCAGCAGCGGAATAGTCAACACCACCTTTTAATTCATAGGTGTTATTTCCAATGGCATTATAAGTTACATCCTGAGCAGCTGATCCCCAAGCACCATCAGAAGTTGAAACGGGAGTAAAGGACGCTGATGCAACACCAGTATATGTGGTGAATCCAGTTGCTCTTGGAGTAGTTCCGTGATACGCATCGGCATTTTGACCAGGGTTTCCTCCAGCATATATCTGAGTGGAGAAATCTGCAATGTACTGCTTGTAGAAGGTCTTTTGTGGAGAATTTACAGAAGAAACTGCATCAAGTGCCTTTGATAGGCCTACATGCTTCTCAATAATTGTTCCTTGATTTCCTGTAACCGTTCCCAAATCATCAACGACAACAACGTGCATTGCATCATTGTAACCATTTCTATCAGTTACATACTGATTAGTTGTTGGTTTTGGTGCAATAGACTTCCAATATAGGGTTGAATTTGTTAACCCGAGAGTCTGTTGATCATACCAGTCAACCGCAGTTACTACTGTTTCAGATCCTTCAACTGTTCCCGATGAATTAATGAAACTTATGGTGTCTGTTGGCGAAACTGCTGCAAAATTTGTTCCTTCAGAATAGGAAATTTTTGTTTCTGTGCCAGCAGTTGAAACTCTTGATGTAATTTTAACATCAATTGTGCTGTTTCCGTTTGTCGTATCGGTGGTAACACCAGTGATAATTCCTTTAAGGTAACCACTAAATACGGAAGTTGTTCCTGCTCCAGGAAGGGTGATGCTAGTAAGACTTACCGTAACACCATAACCTACTGTTGCGCCAACACCAGCAAGACTTGTAGTTGTAATACCAATGGTTTGGTCTGCAATGTCGTCGATTGTACAAACTTTCAATCCGTTGCCCCAGCTTCCTGGGTTCTTTGCAGCGTATGTGAAGTTTGTTGCCTCTGAATGCTCATTCAGATAATCGTCATAGTTAAGTAGTTGGAGAGAATCTGTAGAAGCTGCTCCAACACCAGCGTTAGCGTTGTTTAGCGTGTCTCCAGAGGTTCTTACTACTTTTAGGACTCCTCCATAAGAAAGGAATGAAGCAGCACTCATCCAATATTCGTATTGAGCATCGGTTGTTTTTGGTTTTCCAAAAACGTTGATCAGATCTTGCTCTGTAGTGATGTCAATTGGATGGTCTACAGGTCCGATTGGGAATGGTCCAGCAATCGCACCTATGTTATCCAGTACATTATCAGCTCTTCCTACAGTTAAATCAACCTCCCTGACGAGTACGCCTGGAGATAATTGAGGAGTAGCCATGTTTTTCTCCTTGGTCTCAGTTTATCTACGAATTATTTAGAATTTTGACCATTTTCAGTGGGGAAACGTGGAGTGAACTCTACCAATCTGGGTATTCCCATATATTAGACGTACCTTTACTATTCCTTACTCGGTTGATCGTACATTCCTTACATTCATATGAATAGGATGATGCGACTGGTCCCCTATTTTTTCTAGTTCTATAAAATCCATCAATAAGATTTTTTTCTTGCCCACAAACTCTACAGATTCTATCTTGTAAAAGTAAATGTCCTAACTTTATCTGCTTATCTAATTCCACTATGAAAGATACTCCCACATAAAAGATCTATCTCCATATTCATCTGTATTATACCATCGGTCTCCATCCGAATCTACAAAACTAGCATCACCTAGTCCATCATCCATAAACCCAAATGGAGCCATGTCTTGTTCTATCTGATTTTTTTGCTCTTCATATAATTTTTTACGGACATCTTGGTCAGTCAACTCTTTAAAATAATCCATCTGGACTAACCAAGCATAGATTACTAGACACATTGCTAAGTCGTCATTGCAACCTTCCTCTGCCTCAAAAGAATTTCTTTTTGAAATAAATGTAGTCAATTCTGAGATAATTTCATAGTCGGTAAAAATTAATTTATCCTCTTCAATAAGAGTTTTGAGATTAAGTGATCCGACTTTTTTAACAGTCTTTGACATCTTGACACCAAGTTGGGTCTTCTTGCCAGAGAATCCTTGTCCAACAATTTGTCCTGCTCTACCTCTCATAGAACACATTAACAAGTTTTGATACTCCAAGTCATACTGAAGAATACTTGCAACTTGATCTCCAATATCATTTACTTCACATAGTATAAATGCTTTATTATAATTTTTTGCTACTTCATGTATAATGTTTGGAAATAGCATTGGCTTTATTTCATTATTTCTATACTTTGCAACAACTTTATGTGGAAAGGATGTAATATCAACAACGACAAAAGCAGAGTAGTCTTCACCAACTCCTCTAGCAACATCGACTGTAATTACATAATCATGATCTTCTTTCGATACTTCATATACATCTAATCCCGCATTTCTAGTTCTAGGATTATCATATATCATTGTACGAAGTTTGCTTGGAGCAATCAGTGTATCAACCGATCCTAAAAATTCACACTCAAACTCAACTTTGAACTGTGCTTCGGACGTGTTGGCAATAGTTTGTTCTTTCCACTTCGCATCTCTACCTGGAACTTCAGACCAGTGAACATCGGTTGGGATATATTCATTTTTACCCTTTTCTGCATCATGCCACATACGGTAGAAGTGATTCATACCATGTGGGGTGGATACGATAATTACTTTGGTGTTTTTACCAGAAGTAATAGTAGGATAAACAGA